GAAACGCTTTCAAATCTTCCTCGGAATATCCACGATAACTAGATTTAATAAGTGTTGGTTCTGGGCTTAGGTGGTTAGGTTCGTCATATTTACTCATTTTGGCATATCCTGTATTTATTTAACTTACAATCATCTTAGCATAGCGTTGCATAAAAGCAAGTAATAATTAAAATTAATTTGCATCTAAGCAAATTAATCCTTGCTTTATATCAATCTCTTCATATAATAGGTGTTATGACAATAAAACTTAAAAACTTAAAATCACTATTCCCTTACAGTAAAGACATAGCGGCAGTCTTAGGGATAACGAGACAAGCGGTAGACCAAACAACAGAATTTAAGACTAAAGATAAGGTCAGGAAGCTTGAGAAGGCGGCAGAGGCCAGATTAAAAGAAATTAAGGCGGATTACCAAGCCATAAAAAAAGGCGCGAAAAGAGTTATAAAGGATGATAGCAGTTGATTTACAAGAACGAAGAAAACCAGTTAATGCTAAGGCAAGAGCGGAAATAGCACGCCTACAAAATCTATTAGGTGCTTGTCTTGAATGGAGCGAAAAGAGAATAATTACTTTAAAATTAGCGGAATTAATAAATCTAGTAAGAGAATAAAAAAGCCCCAAACATTATATCAAGTAGTTGAAAATGTAAGGGGCTTGATCACCATTACTTTTTAGAGTAATGTTTGTGTTAGTAGACACGAGCAAATAATAGGTTAATTCTAACCTTATTGCAATAACCTCGTGATATATTTTAATAACCGAGGTACTTGTGCATTATTACCAATTCAATATAGCCGATTACAGAAAAGATGCAGGTCATTTAACACCTGTTGAACACTACATATACAGATGGTTAATAGATGAATATCACTTGTCTGAACAGCCGTTCAACAACAACATGACAAAACTGCTTAGACGTATGTCATTGGATAAAAATGAGCGAAATTCTTTAGAGTTGGTACTTGAGGAATTTTTTATACCTGCCTGTGATGATGATTATAAACCTATAAATCTAAGTGAGCATCCAGAATATGCCGATATAGGAAGCCATCCAGAAACCTGTCAATACTGGATTCACAACAGAATAGAGCAAGATATTAGTACCTATAAACAGTTTATCGATAAAAAATCAGCGGCCGGAAAAGCATCAGCAAAAGCAAGAATTAACAAAAGTTCAACAGGTGTTCAACATCAGTCAACAGATGTGCAACTAACCACTAACCATAAACCACTAACTAATAAACCAATAACTAAAGATCAAAAGAAGGGGGTAAAAAAATTTACCCCTCCCCCCCTTTCTGTTGTGAAGGCTTATTGCGCAGAACGAAATAATTTTGTAAATCCTCAAAAGTTTATCGACTTCTACGAATCTAAAGGATGGATGGTAGGTAAAAACAAAATGAAGTCATGGGAGGCAAGCATTAGAACATGGGAAGCAAAATCAGAACAAGAATCACAAAAGAAGGAATTTAAGAATACTATCAACACGGATCTAATGACTTTAGGTAAACAAAAAAATATTCTACCAAGAAAAGGTGAATCAATGGAATCTTATAATCAACGAGTTAGGCAATCACGATGAAAGATATTTACTGTCAAGCATGTAGAAATGTAACGGGCAAGATAATAACTAAACGCGGCTTTGTGTGTTGGGATTGTTATAACGTGGAACAAAAAATACATAAAGCGGAAGATTGGCGCGATACCGTATTAAGGGAATACACAAAAACACATGATATGGTTCAACGTGAAGGAGAGAATAAAAAGAACCTAGCTAATCGGTGTAAGAAATTTTTAAACAATAATGGATTTATTTTTAAATAATCTTGCATTTAAGCAAGTCATGCGCTAAGGTGTAATTATGAAACCTAGTATTAATTTAATACGCAAACACTACCCTGCCTTCATGGCCGAACTAGACAAAATTAAACAGCAGTTCGGAGCCGTACAGCTAAATACAGTTAAATGCGCCAAGGTAGAATTCGGAAGTATCACGTCAGGGGTGGAAGTGAACCCCGTAATAAGCGATAGCATAGCCTTAAAGGGCGCATTAAAAGCTAATACAGGCCGCAAAAGAAAAAAGTAATAGCAACACATAGGGTAGATAGAGATAGCACGTTAAAACAACTAAAAAGGTACTTTAAATGAATATATACACATGCAATAGTTTTAGTGGTCAATATCCAGTAGGGACTTCCGCTGTGATTGTCGCTGAATCAGTAGATGATGCAAAGAAAAGGCTTGAAAACGAGCTTAAGCGGATAGGGTTAGAGCAAAAAATAAATCCAGAGCAGATTAAAGTGGTCGAAACAGATTTACCAGATGTAATTATATTAAATGATGGCAACTATTAAATAATATAGAGGTTTGAAATGAAAATAACCAAAGAACTAATATTTAACACTTACACCACATTCCTAGCCGGACTCGTCACAGGCGCAGCACTGGCTAGTTATTTTATTTATAAGTTTCTGTAGAGGTGGGTATGCAAATTGTAATTAATCACATAAATATCCTCTTTGGAGCTTTAGCAGGGTGGAAAATGATGAGAAATGAAACAATCCTACCTCATTAAAACAGCTAACGACTTGGCAGACCTAAACAATGTCATTATAGGTTTAGATATTACTAAACCTCAGTTAGTGGTTATTGGTGAGGCTAAGAACGTCAGAAGTCTAGCCCAGAACTCACTTTTATGGAAATGGTACACAGAAATGGCAAACCACATATTTTATCAGACGGGCAGACGTTACAACACAAAGGCCATTCATATCGAAATGAAAGGAAGCTTCCTTAAACCTAAAGTCTATGAACTTAAAAATAAAACAGTCCAGGAATACAGTACGAAAAATCTAAACACTAAAGAATTCACAGTATATTTAGAAAAATTAGATTTTTATTGTACCGATAGTTTAAATTTGCAATTAACGCATCCAATATCTGAATATGATCTTGCTATGGGTAGATAAGATGGCTAAATGTAAAATATGCAAACGTGAATACCAAAAATTTTCATCAATGCAAAAAGTGTGCGGTGTAACATGTTCAATAAAATTAGTTAAACAAGAGAAAGAAAAAAAATTTAAACAGAAAACAAACGAATTAAGGGTTAAAGCAAAAACTAAGTCTCAATGGCTAAAGGAAGCTGAAAGAGAATTTAATCGATACATTAGGGCTAGAGATTTTTATGATCCTTGTATAAGTTGTAGGACTATTAAATACGTACAGTATGCAGCAGGACATTACTTCACTAAAGGCGGGCACTCTGAATTGAGATTTAACGAGGACAACGTACATAAACAGTGCAACAAACATTGTAACATGATGTTATCAGGAAATATCGCAGCTTATCGAGTAGAGCTTGAGAAAAAGATAGGTGCAGAAAGATTAAGGATTTTGGAAGGTAAGCACGAACCAAAAAATTATACGATTGACGACATTAAAAAAATTAAAGAGAAGTACAAGAAATTAGCGAAAGAATTAGAAGACCAGATAGTAAACAATTTTACAATTAAGGCGGATAAATGAATATTTTAACCTTAGGAGCAAGCGGATACTTAGGATGGGTCAATCTCTTACATTTCACCAAACAAGGACATAATGTAATTGGGGTAGACTCAAGATTAAAACAAATAATGTTGGCTAAAGGAAATTTAACTGCATTGGAAGTTGAACCAGATACAAACAGTCGCGTTGAAACTGCAAAACGATTATTTAAAAATGAAAACGTTATATTTCTTGAGAATGATATTTGTGATAATGGCGTATTAACCCAGATAATTGAAAAACACACCCCTGATGTGATTTTACATTTTGCCGAACAACCTAGCGCGCCCTTTTCAATGTTAAATGAATTTAATGCTTGTGGCACACTTCACAACAATATCATCGGCACTCAAAAATTAATTTGGGCGGTTAAGGAGATCAATCCAGAGATACATATCATTAAATTGGGTACGATGGGGGAATATGGAACACCAAACATTGATATAGAAGAAGGCTGGCTTGATGTTAATCACAACGGACGAACTGACAAAATGTTATTCCCTAAATCACCTCATTCGATCTACCACTTATCAAAAGTAAATGATTCTGACGCTCTAGCTTTTGCGTGTAGAGTATGGGGGTTAAAGGTTACTGATCTTAACCAAGGTTTTGTGTATGGAATGCATACACCTGAAACAGATGAAACAGGTCTATACCCTAGATTTTGTTATGACTCAGTATTCGGAACAGTGCTAAATCGATTTATTGTTCAGTCAGTAGTTGGGCACCCTTTAACTATTTACGGTACTGGCGGTCAAACAAGACCCATGATAAATATAAACGATACGATTAAATGTATTCAATTGGCTATCGACAACCCTGCCGACCAGGGCGAATTTAGAGTATTTAATCAATACACTGAAACAATGAGTATTAACAAAATAGCCGATATGGTATCTCAAGTTACAAACTGCCCGATTGAAAATATTACAAACCCAAGAACAGAAAAGGAAGATCATTATTATAACCCAAAAAATTCAGCTCTTAGTCAATTAGGGCTAGAGCCTGATTTATTAACATCAGAATTAATCTGTAAAATGGTTAATTGGGTTGAGGCTAGAAAGCAATATATTAACGAAGATCAAATATTACCTACTATTGCATGGAGCGGAAAATGAAATATTTAATAACAGGTTCTAATGGTTTTATTGGTAGTGCGTTATCTAAACATACCACCGACAATGTCGGTTTTGATATAAAGCAAGACTCAAGCAAATCAGTAGCTAATTATTACGCGTTTGAGAATTATATAAAATCAGTAGCACCAGACGTTATTGTTCATCTTGCGGCAATTTCAGGGATAAAAGATTGTATTGATGACCCAGAAGGGGCTTTTCAAACAAACGTTAAAGGGGCAACAAATGTGTTAGACTTGGCTAAAAAATACAAAATAAAAAGAGTTATCATGGCATCAAGCGCAGGGGTGATAGCTTGTCCTAGCCCATACCATGCACATAAAAGATATTTAGAGGATATATCATCAGCCTATCATATAACTCATGGTGTCAGCGTTTGTTGCTTACGGTTTTCAAATGTCTATGGTATAGGTTCAATCGATAAAAGCTCTGTTATTGCCAACATGTTTAAAGAAGCAATCACAAGCGGAATTATCACAGTAGAGGGCGGCAAACAATCAAGAGATTTTGTATGCATAGATGACGTTGTTAGAGGAATAATAATAGCATCTGAATCTAATTATTCCGGCACACTGAATATTGGTGGAGGGAATCAGTTCTCAATTAATGAGATCGCAACTAAAATAAGTAACTTAACGAAAGCTAAAATAGTATGTAAAAATCCAAGGCCAAATGATGTTAAAGACAACTATGTTGATATTGGGTTTTCTGAGGACATTTTAGACTGGCATCCTTACGCCGGGATAAATAACGAATTAAATAAAACATATAATTATTTCAAAGAGTCTATCTTAAGTGAGGCAGTATGACTTTTAATATAGAAGCGGCGCAAAAGGATTATGATTTTACCAAAGGCGCAATAAGAGATTTCAAGGTATGGTTATTAAGCCTTGAGAGAGAGATAGCTCATGGAATTAATGACTTTAACGATCTAAGAAATATATTTTATGTACATTTTGGTAGGGGGGCGAGAAAGTGAAACTACTACACTATCACTGGTATCGTTTTAAATGGTTCTTAACAGAACATACAAACTATACCCCTAAAGTCCCATTGCATTTAGATTTAGAATTAACTAATCAATGTAATCTAAAATGTACCATGTGTCGGCATGGAATAGACCCTGAACCAAATCAAGGTCAAATGAGTACAGAAAACGCCTATAAGATAATTGAACAAGCTGGCGATTTAGGTATCCCGTCAATGAAATTTCAATTTCGCGGTGAATCAGCATTACATAAAGATTTAGAAGAATTAATTTATTTCGCCAAACATTGTAGAATTTTAGAAACGCAATTGAATACAAATTTAGTTGCCTTTAATAAACACCGCATTAAAAAATTATGCGATTCAGGACTGGATAGAATTATCGTATCAATTGACGGAGCGAATAAGAAAACCTATGAGAAAATACGAGTAGGCGCAAAGTGGACTAAGTTACTTAAAAATCTTGAATACCTAAACTCACATAAAAAACGCCCTAAAATTCGTATACAAATAACCTATCAGGATCAAAACAGGCAAGAAATAGAAGAATTTAAAACTAAATTCAAACCATTATGCGATGAATTAAATATAAAACCTGTTCGATCTGATAACTCTGGTGGTGAGCGTAAATCTTGCCCACAACCTAGACAACGAATAGTAGTGGGGTGGGATGGTAAAATGTATGGGTGCTGTAATGCTTGGAATGGAGAATCAATATTATGTTGCGCTCCATTCCCAAAACTAAAAACTATATTCGAACCAGAATATCTACTTAACGATGAGCTGAAAAACTTAAGGTGTAAAGCAAAAAATCCTAGCGAATTTGAACCTTGTAAATCTTGTTTAATAAGGAGTAGTTACAAATGACACCTTATATTTTAGCGGAAATAGCAAGCGGTCATTATGGCAGTTATAAAACATTAATCGATCTAATCTACGCATCAAAAGAATCTGGTGCTAATGGCGTAAAATTACAGATGTGGCGAGATTCTGAGATAAAATCACATAAATATTACCACAATTTAAAGAAATTTGAGTTCAAAGATAGCCAATGGCAAAAAGCCGCTAAATTAGTTAAAGAATTACAATTCGATCTCTGGGTTGAAGTTTATGGGGTACAGTCTATAAAGTTAGCCGATCAATTTAAATATGACTATCTAAAAGCAAATCGAAAACATGCAGATAACCCAGACTATATGGCCTTAATTAGATCAGGAGAATTAACCCGAAATTATATGTCTACTTGGTGGCGTTTTGATCCAGATTCAGGACGAATACAAAAAAATATAGCGGTAGGGGAACAAAGTTACCCAACAACGCCGGCACAAGGTTGGTACGAGGCTGATATCTGTAACCAACTAGCCGAACAAGATACTAATGTAATGTATTCCTGCCACCAAAACCCATTAGGGAATAGTGCGTATACGATACCGTTAGCAGCTTATCAAGCCGGTGCAGATATTATAGAAAAACATATCTGTATAAGCAGAAAAGAATTAAGGGAATATTCAAGGGATTATGTCAGCTCTTTTGAACCTAAAGAATTTAAGGATTTCGTTAATTTTATGAAAACTAAAAAAGTGACCGCATTATGCGGTCATTGCGGGTTGAAGATGTGAACACTATAATTTGCATAGCCTGTAGACTAAAATCCAAACGCCTACCAAAAAAAGCGATTAAACCGCTACACGGAAAACCTTTAATTGTTAGATTAATCGAAAGATTGAAAAAAACAGTTGTGCCAAGCCAGATAGTATTATGCACTTCTCACAATAAGGATGATGATGAATTAATAGATTTTGTGGCCGATACTAGAGTGATGGCTTACAGAGGATCGGAATTGGACGTAATGTCCAGATTTATCGAGGTAGCCGATGCATGCGAGGCCGATACAATCGTTAGGGTTACAGGTGACAATCCTTTAACTGACCCTGAGTTAATTGATAATATGGTACGAAAACACCATGAAACAAAATCAAGTTACACTTTTGTTAAGGATGCGCCTAAAGGTGTAAAGCCTGAAATTATCGATGTTGATAAATTGAAATGGCTGCATAAGCGAGTTGATGGTGATAAATCCGAATATATGACTTACCAACTTGAAAAACTATACGCTAAGACCGAATATGAGAGCGGCTTAGGCTATAGAGACTTAAGGTTAACCGTTGACACCCAAGAAGATTACGAGCTTGTTAGTGCGATATATGACCACTTTACCGGAGAACCTCCATTAACTGGGAAAATATTAGAGTATTTGAATCAATGAATCAAAAAGACCTTGATGCTCTACTCTATGATTGGGTTAGTGAAATGTTAACTGAAACGAGCGGCTACCCTTCTGAAACTCAAGAATTCAAGATAATGAAAAACGGTATACGGGTTCAAGGTGGAATTACCTACGCCCCTATATTCAAATCGAAACCAATAATAAAGGCTATTGACAATTACATTAGAGGTTTATCATTAAGGCGTAAAAATTGTTTAGTAGGTAAGTATTTGGAATCTATGACAATTAGAGAAATAGCAACTTATAACGAGTGTTCATTCTCCAGTGTGCATAGAGATATACGAGCAGCAAGAAAGGAATTACTTGAAAAATTGACACTTTTCAACCATAATAACTCTAAGATTTAATTTTAATCTACGAAACAAATACTTAAGGTGGTTTCAAATGGGAAAGGGAGATAATAGACGACCTTCTCAAATTCCAATAAAGCAATACAATAAAAACTGGGACAAGATATTTCACCCTAATAAACCAGAAAAACCAAAGTAATAAGCTCCCAAAACTTAGGGCTGTATCATAGCAGCCCATTTTTTAAGCTATCCTAAGAGGACGCTATCCAATGGCAAGACCTACTAAATACAATGAAACTATACAAACTAAAGCTGAACAATACCTATTAAACGAATTTGACGATATAGGTCATGTAGTACCTAGTAATACCGGATTAGCTTTATATTTAGAAGTCTCAAGAGAAACCTTACAAAATTGGGGTGATAAGTTTCCAGAATTTTTAGGCACGTTAGACAAAATTCAAGCAAAACAGAAAGTAATGCTTATTGCTAATGGCTTATCTAATGAGTTTAATTCGAATATCACTAAGTTAATGCTAGGTAACCACGGCTTAAGTGAAAAGAGCCAAACAGAATTAACAGGAAAAGATGGAACTCCGCTAGGAGGAATCTTTCAAGTTGAATTAGTTAAGTCTAATGACACCAAAGATTAAATTCACCTTACCTGACAAACTGGGTGAAATACTAAACCCTTATCCCTATAAAGTTTTATATGGTGGCCGAGGTGGCGCAAAGTCTCGAAGCATAGCTAAGACCTTATTACTTAAAGGCTCATTAGAAAAGAAATTAATCCTTTGTACTAGGGAACTACAAAAATCAATCCAAGATTCAGTACATCGAGTATTAACAGGCCAGATTAAAGAATTAGGTCTTGAAGATTTCTACGAGGTACAAAAGCAAACCATAATTGGTAAGAATGGTACTGAGTTCATATTCAACGGGATAAGAAACAATGCCACAGCCATTAAATCAATGGAAGGTGTTGATCATTGCTGGTGCGAAGAAGCTGAAAGCATTACAGAAGAAAGCTGGGATATCCTAATACCCACTATACGAAAAGAAGGTGCTGAAATATGGGTATCTTTCAATCCTGATGACGAACTAGATGATACATGGAATAGATGGGTAATTAATCCCCCAGAAGGCTCATTAGTAATTAATATCAATTATTGGGATAACCCTTGGTTCCCCTATATCCTCCGTAAACAGATGGAGGAAATGAAAAAATCAAATCATAATAAATATCTCCACGTCTGGGGAGGTGAACCAAATGCAGACTATGAAGATTCAATCATTAAACCTGAATGGTTCGATGCTACAATAGATGCTCATAATAAAATTAAAGGGTTTGAGCCAATGGGCTTAAAGGTTGTTAGCTTTGACCCTGCCGATGACGGTAGTGACGCTAAAGCAATAGCTTATAGGCACGGTTCAATATTCTACGATGTTAAGCAATGGCTAGATGGAGACATAACGGACGCTATACCAATCGCTTTTGATAAAGCAGAGGATGTTAGAGCCGATTTTTTAATTTATGACTCTATTGGTATAGGGGCTAGCATCAAAGTAGCTCTAAAAGCCCGCAATCCAACAGAACGGATACAATTCTTAGGTTTTGGCGGTGGTGATAGCGTTGATGATCCTGATGTTCGGTATGATGATGACAGGAAGAATAAGGATACATTCAAAAATAAACGCGCCCAATACTACTGGCATTTAAGAGATAGATTCGAGAAAACTTATTTAGCGGTTACTAAAGGAATCTACACCAACCCGGATAACATGATTAGTTTTTGCTCAGATATTAAACATTTGAAATCATTGAGGTCTGAACTATGTAAGATTAAACGAAAACGTAATATCGGAACTTACCTAACACAGATAGAATCTAAGCAGGACATGATAAAGGACGGTAGAAAGTCACCAAATATGGCAGACTCATTAATGATGAGCTTTGCTACTACAGCAAAAAGAAACAAGAAGCAGAGAAAATCACCACAACCCAAATATTCAGTAATCTAGCGGAGGTTAATATGAGTATGAAATTACACATGCAAGTCAAGGTAATCTTGAAAAGGCTAGATGATATAGAGGGTCAAATAGACCGACTACATCAACTATCATCAGTTTATCAAGAGGCCGCAAATGAAATCAAAAAACAAGTACAAAGTTTCAGTAATAATAGTGTGTCATCCAAAGTACCAGGAACATCTAAGAAACGCACTGCAAAGTCTAAACCATCAAACAATAAAAAACTTCGAGATAATTCTAGTTCTTAACGGGTATAAGGAATTAAAAAGAATTAGAGCCGATCACGATTTAACAATAATCAGGACAGACGATACAAACTTGGCTACAGCGTGTAACGCTGGGATAAATAAAAGCACAGGAGAATATATAATAAGGCTAGATGCCGATGATAAGTTTCACCCAGACATCTTAAAGCTAGAGTTAGATCTTATTAATAACTATGACGCTATTTATTGTGACTTTTACCGGACTGAGGATGGTGAAATAACAGAAATAATGGAACACCATACATTGGAACATGCTTGCGGCGTACTCTATAAACGTGAGGTATTTGACAAACTTAAAGGATATGACGAAAGCCTTGAATATCAAGAATCGTTTGATTTTTGGCTACGGTTTTTCAAAGCCGGTTATAAAGCTACAAGAATAAAACATCCATTATATTTTTATCGAAAGCATCAAGGGTCAATGAGTACCAATACTGAACAGAGAGATAAGGCAAGATTAGATATACTGGATAAACATAAATGACTTATATCATAGCGGAAGTAGGCGGGAATCATGACGGAGAACTTAATCAAGCTTTAATATTAATCTATGAGGCTAAGAAGGCCGGAGCTAACGCGATTAAGTTCCAGATATATAATGCTGATAAACTGGTACATCCAAATGAACCAGCCTTAAAACAAGCTAAGGGCTACACAAAGCAGATAGATAGATTTAAAGACCTGCAATTTTCACATAATGAATGGATGGAAATCATTCAGGTATGCAATGATGAAGGTATAGACTTTATGGCTACGTGTTTTGATATTGAAACACTTGAGAAATATGAGCCATATATGTCAATGATTAAAATATCATCAGGTGATTTAACTTATAAGCGATTGATTAAGAAGGCATCAAGCTATAAGAAGCCTGTCATATTAAGTACAGGAATGAGCGACTTAAACGAGATAAATAGAGCGAGTAATTGGGCTGATCCTGATCAGACCGTTATGCACTGTGTTAGCTCTTATCCTTGCAAAGATAAAGATGCGAATATTGAAGCTATAGAAAATCTTAAAAGAACCTATAGAAATGTAGGATACTCAGATCACACTATAGGAATAACAGCCTGTTTAATGGCTGTCTCTTTAGGTGCGACAGTAATAGAAAAACATTTTACACTTGATAAGACGCGAGATTATGGTGATCATCCGCTATCTTCTGACAGTTCAGAATTAGCGGAATTGGTGCAGCACGTTCAACGAATAGACAATATGCGGGGCAAACAAAAGCCTAGCGATTGCGAGAAGTTGACAGCACCTCATTTTCGCCGGGGAGCATATTCCGCTACTGATATTAAGAAAGGTGATTTTCTCACTTATGATAATATCAGCGTGCTTCGTCCGGCGACCCAATTACTACCACATGAATATGTGGGGCAGATTGCAAAGCAAGATTTTAAAAAAGGTGATTCCCTAGATGGAACATAAAAGACTAACAGACGAAGAAATCAAAATAATAGCCGAGACTGAAATTGAAAACGCTATCGGTATTACGTCAAGTAGCTCAAATTCTAACCGTAAAAACTCAAAGTCATTAGCAAAGCAACGAGCTAATGCAATGGATAGATACCTTGGAGAGCCGATAGGTGATGAGCTAGAAGGGCGATCGGCTGTTCAAGGTCGAGATGTTTACGATGTTATTGAAATGATCTTGCCTAAATTGGTCAAGATGTTCACTCAAGCCAATGCTTCGGTAGAAATTGAACCTGTTAGCGCAGATGACGAACAGCAAGCACAACAAGAAACTGATGTAATTAACCATATATTCTTTAAGAAAAACAATGGTTTTTTGTTACTTTATACGATGTTCAAAGATGCCTTACTCCAAAAGACAGGCGTAATTAAACGAATTGTTGAGGATAAAAATAAAAAAACACGACAAAACTACGACAATTTACCTAAAGAAGAATTAGCCGTATTACTATCTAATGAAGAAAATGAATTGATAGAAGAAACGAAACATACTATTCAATTGGAAACCCCTGACCCCCAAACCGGGCAACTGTTACTAGTAGAAGTACCTGTATCCGATGTAACTATTATTCATACTGAAAACTCAAAAGAATTAAGTTTTGAAGTTATCCCACCAGAAGAATTTTTAATATCAAGGGATGCTAAATCACCAGACCCACGCAAAGCTAGAATGTGCGGTCATCAAACGACCGCCACGGCTTCTGATTTAATGGAAATGGGGTATACAAAGAAAGACATAGCACTCATGGAGGTGGGGAATAATGAGACAGAATTCAGCCAAGAAAAAATAGCTAGAAATCACTTAGTAGATGAAACAAACTTTGATGAAGTCATTAGCACTAATAAAGCTATGATAAATTACAAAGTATCTGAAATCTATATGAAAGCCGATAAAGACGGTGATGGAATTGCAGAACTTTTAAAAGTGTTCATATCCGGTGGTTTTGTGGATATTGATGAGGTTGATTCAATACCCTTTAGCTCAATAACTCCTGTTATCCTCACTCATAAGTTTCATGGATTATCGATTGACGATTTAGTGAATGACCTTCAATCAATGCGTACCGGGCACTTAAGAGCTTTATTCGATAATACAAACCAATCAATTAACGGTACTACCTATTACAACGAGAACACAGTTAATGTTGAGGATTTATTAGTATCTAGTCCTTATGGTATTCGTGCAGTAGACGGAGTTCCAAGCCAAGAGGTTATGCAAATCAATCCTACTGGGTTACCTGCTCAAGCGTACCAACTACTAGAAGTTATTGACAAATTACGTGCTGATAGAATAGGTGATTTCACATCAGAGCTAGACCCTAATATATTAGCCAATGCTAATAATGGTGTCGTTGTTGAAATGATGAACGAAGTTAATGCAAAAACTGAAATGATAGCCCGTATATTTGCTGAAACAGGTATCAGGGATTTATTCCGTGATATTCATGAACAAATGCGTAAGATTGGCGATAGAGAACTATCTATTAAAATACGCGGTGATTGGGTGCCAGTTAATCCGCAGGAATGGCAAGAACGGACTGATTTTACTGTCAAGGTAGGGTTAGGTACTAAGAATAGGCAGGAAGATTTGGCTAATCTAAATGGATTAATGCAATTACAGGCCCAATATCAGCAAATGGATGGTGGTCAAGGTCAATTAGTTACCTTTAATCATATGTACAACACAGCAAAAGAGTATACCAATACTTTAGGAATGGTTAACGCTGATATGTATTTCCAAAATCCTCAAACAGCACAACCACCTCCACCACCAGAGCCACAACCTGATATTGTTGGAGCTACTTTACAAATTGAACAGATGAAGAACCAAACTAAGATTGAGGAAGCTGCACTCAAGGATCAGCAATTGCAGCGTGCCGAGCAACTTGATCGAGAGAAAGCAGCTTTAAACGCTCAAACCGCCCAGGCTAAACAATCAATTGAAGAAGTTAAACTTCAGATCGCATCAATTAAAACCGAGGCTGAACACATGGCGGCTAGTGCTAAGTTAGAGGTAATGAATCGAGCTGGTGAACTGGACGAAGAACTTAAAAAGATGCAATTAATCTTTGAGCGGCGAGAAGCTAAAGCACAGCATGAACTAGACGAATACAAGGCTAATTTAGATTCAACCACTAAGATTATAATCGAGCAAATGAAACAACAAGAACCAAATATGAAAGCAATGGACACCGCTATCAATACTAAATTGAATGATATTTTTGCTAATGTCCAACAATTAGACGACAAAGTGTCAAAGCCAAAGAACCCAAAAATTAAACGTGATTCAAGCGGCCAAGCTACACATATCGGGGATAGACCGATAAAGCGTGATGACGATGGAAATATTGAAGGTCTCTAATAGAGTGTTATGCCAACCTTTAAAATGATCTGGAAAAATAATGGCTATCTCCAACATACTTAAAAAACAAGATTACACAGTAGGTATTAAGACTATTAATGCACGACCTATTCCGGTAAGCGCAAAAACAATAAAAGTAACGGCTATGCGTGAAGGCTGGAAGATAAACGAAGGGATGAGGATGCAAGTACAAGTTAGTATCTCGGGTAAGCCTTGGTTTACTTTAATGAAATGCAAAGCAAAGGGTGGAAAGGTATTAGATGAATATAGGCAGGAAATTATTGAAACTACTATGTTTACCAAAATTCCGCACCCTGAAATAACTAACCGAAGGGTAAGAGCTAAGATAGAATTCTTTAACGTAATGGCAACAAAATTAGATGTTGAGTTCTTATAATGGCTATCACACTAAAGTCAACTAATAGCACTAGCAGCACATCAGACGCAGCTAGTTTCACATTTACTAATGGTTTAGTAGTTGCAGCAGGTACAGATAGATTTTTAACCTGCGCTGTCAGTTCTGAGGACGGTACTGATGCTGATATGTATATCACTAGTATTGTCGTTGATCCGGCAGGGGTTAATAAATCACTAACAAAGAGCGTTGAGGCATCCACAGGCGGCGGCGGGTTTTCTAACTATGCAAGCCTATGGTATTTAAAAGAAGCTGATTTCCCAGCAGCAGCAACTTATGACGTTGTAGTAACTTTCCCCGGTTCAGTTTCGGAATATGGCATTACTCTAAATGTTTATGAAAGTGTCGATTCTACAAGCCCAGAGGCAACAGGATCTCAGGTAAGTGGATCAACAACAACGGTTAGTGCAGCAATAACAACTATATCAGCTAATGCGTGGGTAGTTGATTGTGCATCATCAGGTGAGGCAGCGGTATCAATTAGTCCTGATAGCCCTCAAGTGTCAAGGAATGTAACTGATGCAGATTCTCATTGGCATGGCTGTAGTGATGTACCAATAGTGACTGCCGGAGCAACAAGTACGGACTGGACGGCGGTGAGTTCTGAAAATAGATTTATATTAGTTAATTTAGCATTGAAGCCTACAGGCGGCGGCGGTGGTGGAGGTGGTAGAATTATGAGCAGTTTAACAAATCATGGCGGTTTAGCTGGTAAAGGCGGTATAGCTGGACAGGGTGGAGGTTTAGCAGGATGAGAGATATAACGTTAGGTGATACGATTTATATCAGGTTTACTACTAGGGCCTTTGCTACTGGAGTTCCTACCACTTTAGCGGGTACTCCTGTTTTATCGATTTATGAAGAAAATAATTTAGTACAAATTACTGCCGGTGTTAGTGTGACAGCAGATTATGATTCAGTTACAGGGCTTAACCAAGCAACCATCGTAGCAACTTCTGGAAATGGATATGAGTCAGGAAAATCTTATGATTTAGTCATAACCACTGGTACTGTAAGCAGTGTATCGGTAGTTGGCGAAGTTGTAGGTTCGTTTACCGTGGAATCTAGTTCCGCATTTATTAGATTAGGTTCACCGGCCAGTGCCAGCATTGCAGCCGATCTGGTTGCTATTGATAACTTCGTTGATGGTATTGAAACAGCAGTGATTACCAATGCTGCTGGTGTAGATATATCGGCTGATATTGCCGCAGCCAAAGTTGATACAGCCGCTATTTTGGTTGACACTGGAACAACTATCCCCGGAACAATAATAACTCTACAAAGTGATACTGATAATATTCAAACCAGAATACCGGCGGCTTTAGTTGGTGGGGTGATGGATTCAAATGTAAGTGCTATTTCATCGGATACAACAGCAGCAACAAATTTGAGTAAATCAGCCCTTGGAATTAGCTCTGGATTATGTTCTGGAACGCCAACAACTACGACTATTGCTACAGATTTAACAGATACAACTAATGAAACTTATACAGGTAGGGTCATCATTATGACTTCGGGTAATGCTAAAAATGAGGCAACAGATATCACAGCTTATGACGGAACGACAAAGACATTAACCGTCACAGCTTTAGCGACTGCACCAGCAGCAAATGATACCTTTGTTATTGTATGATAACTAGATTAGGCTTATATGCAGGAGCTAGGTCTGCTTATAGTACATTCTCAGCTAAAACAGAGACAATAATAGAAAGCATTATTTCGTCAGGTGTGCCTAGCAAACCTCAGAAACTACGGAGAATAATGATAGGTAGCGAACTATTCGTTATTAAAAGTCCAGAGCATGAACAATATTTATTAAATAGATTTTTAGATAAGCAACAAAAAGAGTTTGACCGCTTAATTATGGCAAAGAAAATGCCTTCAATTAAGAAAAAAATTAAACTTACATCCAATCAAATTACCAGAACAAAAACCAGACTTAAGAAAGCGGAGAATAAAGTATGGCAGCAAAAGATAAGAAACGAGGACGAGGAAATCCTATTGTTACTAGCACTGTAAATGAATTAAAAGAGGTTTCATCAACAAGCGACGCAGCGGAAAAACTCTTGAATAATGCAACTTTAAATAAAGCATTGCTCGCAATGAAAAATAATGCTTTTGAATCTTTGTGTAAAACAGAGATTAATGATCGAGAAACAAGGGAATCTATCCACTTTTTGATAAAGACGATAGACAGTTTTAAAAAGGAACTTGCCACCTACATAAACAAAGGCGCAACAGCTAAATTTAAACTGGAGAATAGAAAATGAGTGATACAGCGGAATCAACAGCACCACAAGGATCAATGCAAGAAGCTACAGACAAATTAAAAGCATTGAGAGAACCCGAACCACAGCAGGAAGCGACTCAAGAGACTGAGGAAACTCAAGCTATTGAGAATACCGATGAAGTAGCAGAAACAAAAGACGAGACAACGGAAACGCAAGCTAACGAAACGGAAACACAGGAAGTTGAACAAGAAGCACCAGAAGATACTACAGATTCAATCGAACTAGATGCCGATCAATTCTCGCAACTTTTACATATTGAAAATGATAAGTTAATTGTCGATGACGATAATCAAATCAAATTTAAGACTAAAGTAGATGGAGAACAAGGAGAGGCTACCCTAGAACAATTGATTAAAAGTTACCAAACTGAGGCTAGTAACAACAACAAAAGCATGAATCTTGCAGAGTCCAAAAAGCAGCAGCAAGAGCTTTTTGACCAAAGCAATCAGCATATTCAACAACAATCGCAATATGCAGCAACAGTGCTTGAATCTATTAATCAAAATTTCTTAAATGAAGTGAATCAGGCTGATTTAGATCAATTACGTATCGATGACCCGGCAGAATATTCAGCCAAACAAATCGAGTTTAACCAAAAGCGTGAACAAATCCAAAATTTAGCCAGTCAATCATTACAGATACTAGAAGACCAGAATCGAGCAAAAGAAGCAGAACAGCAAAGACTAATAGGGGAACGGATACCTATTGAAGCGCAAGCAATGAAAGATAAATTTAAATCAATGAATATCGATGTAAATGAGACGCTTCAAAATGATATAACTACCTATCTTGTAAACCAGAACTATTCTAATGATGAAATAAATAACAATTTAGATCATCGTTTTATGGTAATGGCTTATAAGGCTAAGATGTTCGATCAGGGTATTAAAAACTTAACTCAAAAACAGGTAAAGAAAAAATTACCTAAAGTCTTAAAGACTGGACAGAAGCCAAGCCAAAAAGCTGTAGATACAGCTAAATTAAATAAGGCGGTTGCTCAGGCTAAAAAATCTGGTTCTATGGATGATGCTATTGCACGTTTAAAAGCAACTAGAACTTAAGAGGTAACTATCATGGCATTGCCATCAAATACATTTACACAATATGATTCAATCGGTAATCGTGAGGACTTATCAGACGTTATTTATGACGTTAGTCCGACCGAAACGCCTTTTGCGTCAGGTATTAAACGAGTATCAGCTACAGCCGTTCTACATGAATGGCAAACTGATTCATTGGACGCAGCAACAGCAAACAACGCCGCTTTAGAAGGCGATGACGCTACAGGCACAGCAGTAACACCAACAGTACGAGTCACTAACCGCTGTCAAATCATGGATAAAGTGATTGTCGTTTCTGCTACTCAACGTGCTATTGTTACAGCAGGTCGAGCAGATGAGCTGGATTTTCAAACGGTTCGTAAAGGTCGAGAGCTAAAACGTGATGTTGAGGCCGCTATTACTGGTAGTAATGCAGCAACAGCAGGGTCAACAGCTACAGCACGTTTGCTAGGCGGTGTTGAGACTTATTTAGCGACTAACATTAATCGTACAACCACAACCCATACGACGCCGGGTGCAGGTGCGGCGATTACTGACGGTACTGGATTAACCTTAACAGGTGCAACAATGAAAACAGCGTTAGATGACGTTATATCATTGGCTTGGACAGAGGGCGGCGATCCTTCTACTATTATGTTAGGTGCAAGTAACAAACAGGTTGCGTCAGGCATGACAGGGATTGCAACGCTTTATCGTGATAACCCAGCCGGTATGCAAGGTCAATTAATCGGTGGCGCAGATAGCTATGTTTCTGATTTCGGGAATCATACTATTGTACCTAACCGATTTATGAGAACTCGCACCGTATTAGTTTTAGACATGGAATTCTTTGCAATCGCAGAGCTTCGCGGTATGCAAACGACTGAACTAGCTAAAACTGGTGATAATGACAAAGTGCAGTTAATTACTGAATTGACTCTCGAAGCACGTAACGAGAAATCAAGCGGTAAAATTGCAGACGCTTTACCATAAGCAATATAGGGAGGGGGAGGGCTTCGGCCTTCCCTTCTTTTTATAGGTGGGACAATGAAAAGGCTATTAGATCACGATGAACTAACCGGCATATCGACTTATCATGAGTACGATCATGCCAACAAAAAAACAATCATTGAATCAATACAGGATATCGATCCTATATTAGCATTAAACAAAATGCGTTCAGGTGATTTAAAGAAAAAAGAAAACTGGTGGTATATTGGGACAATCCCCGATACTACTATCCTTCAATGGGCTAAAGAATGTGGTCATAATCCTTACACTAAAGAATGGAACGAATATTCTAAAAAACAACTACAAAAAGCAGAATTTCGTAAATTAAACATGAATGGTATTAAGTTTTGATTATCGAAGTTAAGAGATTGATAGACTCGGAAAACTATCAACAAGCCACTGGGATTATTTTAGACCTGTTAGATCAAAATCCCAATGATGCTATGGCTCTATTTTTATTCGGGGCCATGTTAATAAAGCAAGATAAATTAGGGCTTGCTTATAATATTTGTGCGAGAGCTGCAAAGTTAGAGCCTGAAAAATCCGCAATATGGGCTAATTACGGGGTATGCCAACCTGACAACCCCGATGGATGGGAGGCGGCAAAGTGGTGTCTTAACAAATCCTTAGAATTAGAACCCGATAACAGTCAAGCAATGGCTCAGATGGCTAGCTTAATGATAAATACCTGTGAGCCTAAAGAAGCGCGTATATGGGCTAATAAAGCCTTAAAGATAAACCTTAATAGTAAAGTAGCGTTAGGATCTAAGGCGTTCGCTTATTTGATGGAAAGTAACTGGAAAAAAGGCTTTGAGTATTATAAATGCATGTTGCAGACCCAATATAGAAACGATGTGCAATACGGCAACTTGCCGATGTGGGAAGGTAAAAAAGGCGAGACAGTCATAGTTTATGGCGAACAGGGGATAGGGGAAGAAATAACCTTTACTCAGGTTTTAAACGATTTGTCCAAAGATTGTACTGTTATTTATGATGGTATGCCGAGGGTTAAGAATTTGTTACAACGCAGTTTCCCAAATGTTCATGTTTGCGGGGATAGGTGGTCAAATCAATTAAGTTACCCGGAAGGCTTAACACCTACTGCAAGAATACCTTTGCTTGGATTACCCGCGTTCTACAGAACTAAAAACGCTGATTTCGATGGTAAACCTTATTTAAAAGCTGATTCGAGTATGCGAGACAGTATTAAGGGGCTGCTTAGTTCATTAGGAGATAACCCTAAAATCGGTATAGCATGGACAGGAGGTACTACTAATTCAAGAGGTCACTTAAGAACACAAAGCCTTGATAGTCTTACTCAAGTGTTAAGAACTCCTGATGTTGATTTCATATCATTGCAATACCTTGATCCAAAAGAAGAAATAGAACAATACCAAAAAGAAAGGGATATTAAAATACATCATTTCCCGTGGATTACCGAAGTTAAGGACTACGACTTAACAGCAGCTTTAGTGAGTGAATTGGATCTCATTATTTCAGTCCCTACCTCAGTCACTCAATTAGGTGGTGCTTTAGGCGTTGAAACGTGGGTCTTGGTTCCAGAAATTCGAGGCTGGTTATTTTACGGAGACTATTATGTATGGGCTAATAGCGTAGAACCTATACATAATTGGAATATAAAGGATATTTCGGCTAAACTACAAGCATGGTTAAGCGGAGATCATGCAAAGCAAATAGAAGGCTAACGCATGGCATTAACTACATATACAGAGCTTCAAGCAGCTATAGCGGATTGGTTAAACAGGACAGATATAACCACCCAAATAGCAGATTTCACTACCCTAGAAGAAAAGAAAATTTATAGATCGCTACGTGTTCGCGACATGGAATCAGCTCTATCTGTCACTATGTCCAGTGGTGTTGCTGCATTACCTACCGACTTCTTAGAATTAAAACATGCTTATATTGATGGCAGTCCGGTTAAAACATTAGAACGTAAATCTATTACCGATTTGTATGAAAAATATCCAACACGGTCAAGTCACGGAAAACCCAATTTCATAGCAAGCAATGTCGATAACTTTGAGTTTGCCCCTTTCCCTGATTCTGATTACACAGTTAAAGGCACTTATTGGGCAAGGCCAACAGCATTGAGTGCGAGTAACGAAACTAATTTTTTAATAACTAATTATCCTGATTTAATTCTTTTTGGCTCATTACTTCAATCTATTTCATTTACTGGTGATACAACCAGATTATCTGAATGGGCTGCTAAGTACGATAATGCATTAGAAGAAATTAAAACAGAAGAAAAGCAACAACGATACGGCGGTAGTTCGCTTAGATCGGTATCGAGGTAAAAAATGGGTTTAGAAACAGGAACATATATCGATAGCCTTAACGCTGCCAACCCGGTTGGCGCAGTTGATCCAAAAAGTGAAGGGGCTGATCATTTAAAATTAATTAAATCAACCATATTAAATACCTTACCTAATTTAACAGGCGCGGTAACAGCAACACACACCGAGTTAAATTTAATGGATGGTGTTACGGCAACAACAAATAAATTAAATTATGTTGACGTAACCACGGCAGGTACGGCGCAAGCATCAAAAGCAATGGTTTTAGATGCGTCAAAAGGCATTACAGGAATAACTAGTCTAACAGGAACAACATTAAACGCATCAACTACACTACAAATCGGTGGTGTTAGCTTAACCGCAAGTGTAGCAGAGTTAAATTATGTAAACGGTGTAACTAGTGCCATTCAAACACAAATTGACGGGAAACAACCATTAGACGCTAATTTAACAGCACTAGCAGCACTAGCAAACACTAATAGTAATTTCATTGTAGGTAATGGCACAGCATGGGTGGCCGAGTCAGGCGCAACAGCAAGGGCTAGTCTTGGCGTTGATCCTGCCGGTATGGATAATTCTACTGATGTTACTTTGGCCGGGACTGGTACTCATCGATCACTATCTGGTCAAGTTTTAACGATTAATAAAATTAATTTAACATCAAATACTGATGTTACTGGATCTTTGCCTAATGGGTCTGTAGCCGGGTTAGGTTCTTTAGCTACATTAAATAGTGTTACAGCGACACAGATTGCCGCTAGTGCAGTTGGCCAAATTCACATGGCGGCTAGTGCAATTGGACAAGGGGAGTTAAGTACAGCGACAGTGAGTTTAGCGGGGAGTGTTCTAGGAACCGCCGGAACTAATGTTGATATAGCTTTAACTGCTTATTGTTTTTTCCCCATGATACATAATACGCAATTATCAAGTAGTGCACCAATTGTCTTGACTGGACATTCAGTTGATGCAGCTAACGCGGATAGCCCTAGATTTAGATTTACAAGGTTTGCTACTTCAAAATCAGGGGCCGATACTTATGACGTAGATTACAGATACATTCAGGCTTAAAAATTATGAAAATTTACTCGGTTATGGTAGTTAACGAATTAACAGGAAATATAGATCATTGCATAACAAGTGATTACCCGATATCAGATAAAATGGTTCCGGTAGAAACAGTAACTGGCTCGTTAAAAACAATTCCGTCCTCAAAGACTACCTATAAAAATATATACTGTGAGTTTTATAGCGATAGCTTTTGCAGAGGTGGAGATGCTATTAAAAAAATAGCAGCGTCAAAAGGAAAATTAAGCTGTAAAGATAGTTCGATATCAAACTTAAAAATAACTACGGAACATGATATGAGAGCTAACCATAAAAAATGAGTACTGATTGCAAAAGCACTATAATGTCTAATATGTGGTTTGGTTTAATGACGTTTAAAAAAATTGGGGATAAGGTTGAAGAACATAAGCACATGTTTGATCATGTGACATTACTGTCAAGCGGTTCATTTAAAGTTATTAAATATAACTTATCTGGTGATGTTGAATTAAACGAAGTAGTTGAATCACCATGTCTAATTCATATTGAAAAGGGTAAGAACCACAGTATTGAAGCACTAACAGAAAATTCCATTGCATGTTGTTGCCATGCAATATATGAGAGTGAAAATGATAAGTTCCCAGTAGATACTAGTAAAGTTCCTTTAGTGGGTGGGTCTTTAAAGATACCGCTAATATGTGATAATTTAATATGAAAATTCAAGATTTTAAAGATACTGGAGTAATTCATGACGGCCTAGCCTACGAGGATTACTATAATAATAACCAGAGACTTGATAAGTGATATAATCATGTTAACTAGAATAAAAGACTTATCAAAAATAGGAATTATTACTGATACAGAATCTCAGGAATTGCCCGACAATGCTTTTAGTGCTGGCGAAAATGTAAGATTTAATAATAATGCGGTAGAGAAATTTACCGGGCATTCACAAATTTTCGGTACTCCTACAGTCACCCCATATTGGTTAGTGCCTATAACAACGCCAACAAAATCATACTGGGTTTATGCTGGGTTAAATAAAGTGTATGTATATGATGGTGCTAACCATTTTAATATCACAAGACAAACAATAAGCGGTGACGTTAATTACTCCGCAACAGCTCTATTAAATTGGAATGGTGGAGTTATTGAAGGAATCCCTATATTAAATAACGGTGTTGATGATCCTCAAATGTGGAACCCAATAGGTACAGGTGTAAAACTTACCTCGCTGACTTGGGATTCAGGTAACACGTGGGAGGAAAAAGGGCATACATGCGCCGTTATTAGACCGTATAAAGATTATTTAGTTGCCTTAGATGTGACTAAGTCAGGAACCCAGAACGAAAGACTTGTGAAGTGGTCAACCTCAGGGTTACCGGGGGCTGTTCCTACAACATGGGATGAAACAGATGCTACCGAAGACGCTGGCGAGGTTGAGTTAGCGCAAACCATCGGAGCCTGTATTGATGGGCTTACCCTTAGAGATTTATTTATAATTTATAAAGAAGATTCAACTTGGGGAATGCAGTTTACTAACGGCGATGCTATCTTTCGATTTTATCAACTTTATGCCAGTTTAAGCATATTAACTCGAAGATGTGTGAAAGAATTTGAAGGTAAACATTTTGTAGTTGGTAACGGTGATGTAGTTATTCATGATGGCGTTACCCCTCCAGTTTCTATTATTGATAGACGTAGACGTAATGAGCTTTTTAGTAATATCGATTCAACTAACTACACGTTAACTTTCGTTTCCCCTAATTACTCTACACAAGAAATGTGGATATGTTATCCAGAATCCGGTCAATCAGCTTGTACTAAAGCTATGATATGGAATTGGCGTGAGAATACGTGGGGTACTCGAACGTTACAAAGTGCCTACCATATTGGCTATGGCGTTATTAATGACAGTGGTGAATCTTTAACATGGGATTCTGATTCAGATCCGTGGGATTCAGATTCAACAACATGGAACGCAAGAACCTTTAACCCGTCAGACAGAAAAATGGTGATGGCGGCAACTAACATATATCAAATAGATGACACTAACCAATTTTCAGGTGCGTCCTTTACCTCCAGTATAGAAAGAACCAGTTTATTTTTTGGTGACCCAGAAATGATTAAGAGCGTTTCTGCATTATGGTTACGTACTACAGGTAGCGGTACTCTATCTGTAACATTAGGTTATCAAATGAACGCTGGTGACGCTATAGCGTGGGGAATAGCTCAGAGTTATACCATAGGCAGCGATCGAAAAATAAACACCAGAATAACAGGACGCTATATATCTTATAAAATTGAAAGCACTGGAAATGATAACTGGAAATTGCTAGGCGTAGCTTTTGATATTAATCCAGCGGGTATTCGATAATGTCTTATACGCCAAATCCACCACCTAGTAAATTATCAGTGCAAGCAGTTTGGGATGAATTATCAAAAATACGGGACTTTGTTGAAAATATGGAAGTAGACTCAATTAGATTAAGAGTGCGTAATGTGGCTCCCTCAAAGCCGAAAGAAGCGCGAATTTATTACGCTGATGGCACTAACTGGAATCCGGGTAGCGGAAAAGGAACGTACGAGTATAACGGCACAACATTTAACAAATTGTAGGTATAATTATGGGCTTATTCAATAAGTTATTAAAAGGTAGTCCTGGCACTCCCTCGACATCTTCGGGGAGTAGCGAGAGCCAGTCAACAGGGTTTAGCGGCAGTCTTAGCGGTTCACAATCGTCTAGTTTGGGCGATGCTTTATCAAAAGCAAGAAGCCAAAGCGGGCAGTCTATATTTCAGCCACAAGCAGACGTTTTACAGAATCAGTTTTTTCCGCAACTTAGTCAGTTATTTGGGCAAAACCCTAATGACTTTTTAGCTGGGTTTAATACAAATCAAAACCAAGGACAGCAAGCAAGTTTAGACGCTGCGAACGCATTAGGCGGCGGTGTCATTGATCCATCAACTCAAGCGTTTCAAGGCCTTTTAGGGGCTGGCGGCGCAGACAGCCCACAAGTTCAAGCAGCCATACAAGCCGCTACAAACCCCATTTTCCAAAACTTTGAACAACGTATTGCCCCAAGTTTAAGACGCGCTCTAGGAACTGAGGTGGGACAAGCTGGAGGCTCAAGAGGTGGCTTACAGATAGCTAAAGCCGGACAGGATGCATTAAGGACGGCGGGTGATATAGGATCTCAAATTGCTTTACAGGCCCAACAACAAGGATTAGGCGCACAGCAAGGGGCTTTAAACTTCGCGCCTCAATTAGCTCAACTATTTGGCCAACCGGGATCTATACAGCAGGGTATTGGAGGAATTCAACAACAACAACAACAAGGACAGCTAAATGCGCCGATTGACTTCATGACTAGATTACAGGCATTAATTGGCAATCCTACTGTTTTAGGTCAAAGTTCCAGTGCTACTGATTCTAGTAGCTCTAGCCGTTCAGCGGCAGAACAGGCGGCAGCTAGTTTAGGGTTGAATCAAAGTACCAGTTCTTCGCAAAATCAGTCAACAGGTGGGACACCAGCTAGCCAAGGCTTGCTGAAACCATTATTAGCCGCTGGCGCGGTAGCTGCCGGATCAGCATTTGGCGGGCCGGTTGGCGGTGTCCTGGCTGGTGGGGTATCGAATTCTCCGGGTGGGTTTGTTAATCCATCGCAACAAACGCCACAATTTATACAAAATCAAAATAGGTTGTTCTAATGGCAAATTTTAATAATTTTGGATCTGATTTTTTAACTGCTTTCGGTTCTGCTTTAAACCCACAAGCAGCCCAGTTAATAGCGCAGCAAAATCAAATAAGAGAAGATCGGGCCTTAAGAGATCAACAAAAAAATAATGTCCAACAACAATTAAGAAATTTAATAGGCACAGCACCTAGTCAGGGGTTTCAAAATCCAGAACAGCAAACACCACAATTTACTGGAAATGTGGCGCAAACAGGCTCGCCCGGTACCGGATTGGGGGCTAATATGAGTCAAGATCAAGTAACTAACTTGCAGAATTTAGCGGCTGCTAGTCCTGAAACGGCTTTGAAGCAATTAGCCGGGCAAATGTCCCCGAGTGGTAAAGAAGGTTTTACCCTTAGTCCGGGTCAAACTCGGTTCGATGCTCAGGGTAATAAGGTTGCAGGCGGCGGTGATACCCCTATAGATACAAGTAAGCAATTTAATCAAATAATTAAAATTAGAGACAGATTCACAAAAAACACAGATGAATTTGCAAAACAAGATAACGCTTTTGCTAGAATTAGAGCGTCAGCGCAAGATCCAACAGCGGCGGGTGATTTAGCTTTATTATTTAATTACATGAAATTACTTGATCCCGGCTCTACTGTTCGTGAAGGTGAATTTGCAACTGCTAAAAATGCCGGTGGTGTGGATGATACAACTAGAGCTTTTTTTGGTAAAATTATGAATGGTACGCGATTATCTCCAGATCAAAGAGCAGATTTCTTAAATCGATCTGAAAAATTATACACAGCAGCAGTTAACAGCAATGAAAAAAGAAGAAATGAGAGTAATAAATTAGCTAAAGCAAGGGGATTGCCGGAAGATCAAGCAACTTATGAACGATCTACACAAATCGACGAACGAAGAACAACCAAAGTTAAAGGTAAAACCGTTCGAGCTTATCGAATTGGTAATAAATGGTATACATACTAATGGCTGAAATAACCGATCCAGACATTTTAAATGCACTTAATGGTATAAAGTCTGAAAAAGTCTCACCTAATGAAATCACCGATCCTGAAACATTGCAAGCTCTAGGTGTGCAACCCCAGCAACCCCAGCAACCACAGCCAGTCAGCCCACAAGACCTAGGATTTATAGATAATACCCTAAACGCACTATCTCAGCGTGGCGAGCAGTTCGGGAAAAACATGCAACCTATTTTAAATGACGCCACCTCATTTAATCCCTTAACTTCCTTCCCTGCAATACAAACAGGACTTAGACGTACAGGAGGATTATTAGTAGGTGGAGCAGGTGACGTTATAGGTAATGCTGTATCAAGTGGTTTAGACGTTATAACTCCAGAACCTTTACAAGAAAAATTTAAATCTTTAATGGGGGCTATTGGCCAATCTTCACCAGTGCAAGCAGGGGTTCAAGGATTTCAGGCTTTAGAAAAAGATTCACCAGCTTTAGGGCAAGACCTTCGAGATATTGCTAATATGGTCGGTATTATTCCAGTTGGTAAAGCAGCGCAAATTAGCGTAAAAGGAATTGGTAGTAAAATAGCTCAAACTGTTGAAAATAAATCAGTTAAACAACTGCTTAAAGAGGCAACGCCATCAATAGATCAAATAAAAACAAAGGCAGCATCATTATACGATGAAATAAAAAATTCAGGAACTACAATTAAAGCTAGTTCAGTTCTAAGCCTTAATAAAGGATTAAACAAATTAGCTAAAGAAAATAATTTCGATATTAGCGCACCACCAAAATTACAAGGTTTAATTAATAAAATAAACTCAACCGATAATCTAACGCCTACCCAGCTAAATGAATTCAGGAAAATAGCGGGGGATGTTGCAGGTAGCCTTGATAAGGGTGAGGCTAGGCTCGGAACTATGGTTATAAATAAACTTGATGATTTTATGGATACATTAGATTCTACGAAATTAACTGGTAGCACTATTAAGAATATAGGTAGTAAATATAGAGAGGCTCGGCAACTTTCAAGAAGGGCATTTAAGATTGATGATCTACAAGAAGCTTTTAATAATGCCGCTAACAGCGCAAACAAAGATATTACCGCACCATTTAGAGCTATATTAAAAAGTAAGAAAAAACGTAGAGGCTTTAAACCTTCTGAAATTAAAGCTATGGAGAAAGTTACACAAACAGGTAAATTTCAAGATGCATTAACATTACTAGGTAAATTTGGAGTAGATCCTAAGCAAGGTTTAGGGTTTTTGGGTATAGGTGCGGCTGGTGCGGGGCTGGCGGTTGATATGGGGGCCGTTTCAGGTACTTTAATAGGTTTAGGGACTGTTTCGAAAGCATTAGCTAAAAAACTAACCAGAAACAACGCTAAAGCCGCTCAGTCGCTTATTCAAGCAGGTGAAAACGGAAAAGATATAGCGAAAGCTTATGTGAAATCTATCCCCGCAAAAGAAAGAAGCGTAACAGAATTAGCAGAACTATTAATGAGAGATAATGTTAATTTAGGCACAATAAAAGCAGCAACTAAAGGAAGCAGCCGAACAGACGTATTAATTCAAAATTCTGCTTTTCTTGCTCAAGCTATGCGTCAGAACAAAATTGAAGAAAATACAAAGCAATAAGCATGATTACGCTTATTAACGGTTGAGTAGTTAAGAGTATTGTTAAAATAACTACAAATAATAAAGATAATATAAGGCTCATACATATAAATATAGCAATTTAATTGCATAAAAGCAAGGTTAAGAGATAAAAAGTACCCTAATTACCTAAAAATAATGGTGTTAATATGAAAATTCAAGATCAATTAATACGACATGAAGGTATGAGCTTAAAACCTTATAAAGATACTAAAGGTAAATGGACAGTTGGTGTCGGTCGTAATTTCAGTGATGTGCCATTCTCTGAGAGAGAACTTGTTGAGGTTTTACAACATGGCGTTACTAAAGAATGGGTATTAATGTTACTTGATAATGATATTAATAATGTTCTTAGTGATGTAATCCATTTTAATTGGTTCGATGTTTTATCCGATGTTCGTAAAAAAGTTATAATTGACATGGTGTTTAATCTTGGATTGTCCCGGTTTAATGGGTTCAAAAAAACTAAAGAGTATTTATCAATTGGGGACTATGAAAACGCATCAATTGAAATGCTAGATTCTAGCTGGTCTTTTCAGGTAGGAAAACGATCTCGAACTTTATCAAAAATGATGTTAACCAATGAGGATATGACGTGAGCGGACAAAAAGAGAGGCGAAAATTGATAAACGTGACTGACTTGAAAGCGGAGCGAAATACGACCATGAGCAATTTATTGTTAATGGCGTTAGTTGCGTTGACCGGGTACACGTCAACGCAAATATCATCAATTAATAAAAAAGTAGGATCAATAGATGTAACGACACAGCTAAACGGTCAAGCTATTAATACTATAGAAGATAGAATCGAAAAGCATGAGCTAGCAGACAATAAGAAATTTGATGAATTTAACGACTTTATTAGGCAGTACAGAAAATGAGAAATATATTATCACTAATATTGCTCACTATTGTAGTTTTTAATTTAGCTAAATTACAAGCCAGTGAGTACGAACACAGTACAAAAAACTATATCACTAATAACAGTATCAATAACTATGGTGCAGCGTTATCAATGGCAGCGTCTTCTATTGACTGCACTATGAGTACGCAACGCTTACAAATGGGGGTAGGGATAGGAGTCTACAACGATAATACAGCTTTAGTCATTGGTGGTTGTAAAAGATTCAATGATGTACTACTTAAAATATCAGGCGGTAAGGATGGGGACGACACAGCGTATAATGCTAGTGTCATGTTCACCTTAAACTAATGGCCAAGGATATATACGACAAGATAGAAGTGATACTTAGAATCATTAAAAATAATAAATGGTTACTATTATTTGGTTTTGCAACATTGACGGGATCTAATATCGGTCAATATTTTTATTTTAGTCAACCAAGCCACCCGATCGTTAAAGAAAAAACAATAGTTAATACAACGGTTAAAGAGATTAACTATGACAAAGTAAAACTTTTTATAAACCGATCCGTAAAGAAGGCAATCAAACAACATGAGAAGGAGTTACACTAATGAAGATACCAATGTTTAAAATGTCGTTAAGTGACCAAGCAAAATCCAAAGCAATGTTATCTGGTTGGGGACTTGTATGTTTAGGTGGTTATCTCATATATACCGGAAAACCTGAAATAGGTATCGGCGTGATAATGAACGGCTATGGTTATTTAGGCGTTCGTGATGCTAAGTAGCGTCTTATCAGGGCTATCTACAGTTAAGTATTATATCATGGCTGCATTAGGCTTTGGTGTGGTTGTACTGTACGCTCTACTGCAATCTGAGAAAAAGGAACGGGCACAGGAAAAATTAAAAGGAATTAAAAAAGCACGGGAAACAGAAAAGAAAGCAACTAACGCAATGGTGGAGGGTTTGCAGAATGAACAAGACGTTAAAGATAACATTGATACTTCTAAGCGCGATCATTTTGAGTAGTTGTTCAGCGACCTGCGAAAGTGTTAAATTACCCATACCACCACCCGTAGTCTACGAGAAGATTAGGACAGTAGAGTTGCAATGTATATCAGATAACACCTACAAAAAATTAGTTGTAAATGATAATGTATGCAAGGCTCGAAATAAGACATTAGAGAATATTATTAAATCAACGCATTAAAAAAGCCCGGTCAATGCCGGGCTTTTTTAGCATTAATTAAAAGTTAAAAGTTAACCCTATTTCAACCTTTCGCCACCATCCATTTTTTATCCATAAATCCCGGTCATTCTTAGCGTATTTCCGTATCTCCCTATTAATTAATTTCCCTCTTAAGATATTGCAGATATCTGGCTCATTCCTTCCCCACCGCTCCCACATATCAAAATCGAACATCTAGCACCACCTGAATTGTTATAGACCCTGCGTAAAGAA